AGGCTACCGGAACAGACCCAGACCCGAACGGAACCGCCCCAAAGATGGAGATTCTCTATCAGGCACAGGACGCCGGAACAGAAGCTGCTATGAAGTCCAACGATTTCTATACCGTGAATCCAAATAATATAACTGGTTGATTGTCGAATTATCGTTGTTTATGATGAACATCTTGTACACGTTCATCCACTTTTTGTACACGTTTCATGCAGATTAGGTATACCTTTATCTTGTCATTCCGTCCCCCATAGGTTGCAAATCGACAATGTTTGCGCGGAATAAATAACGGATTTACGTTAATTTGTTGTTTGCGATTGAGTAACTCGTCAATCCGTCCCCCATCGTGCAGATTAGGTATACCTTTCCATCCACTTTTTGTACACCTATCCACAATCCGTCCACGTTTGGCATGGCTAATGGAAGGTCGCTTCACCACCGGTACAGTCTTATTCAGCAAGTGACGGCTTGAGTTATCCACAAACTGGAATGGAAAAATAAAGAAATTGTTGAAAATTATCGTCATCGACTATTTAACGATGATATTTAACCTCTTGTTTATTTCTTGTTTAATATATAATATGTATACGGGGGACGAAATGACAAAGCATGGGGGACGTTTTGACAAGTCACGGGGGACAAAATGACGAGGACATGGGGGACAAAAAGACAAGCCATGGGGGACAAAAATCATTGACACGTCCCCCAACTTGTGATATACTGTTTTCAGACCATTAAAGGAAGTGAGCAGATGCCGAAAATATCAGACAACAACCTTGTCGAAAAGAGCAAGTCCCTTGTGTGGGCAAAGTTCAGGGACTACACAGCAGGAGAACTTCGTCTGCTAGAGGTTTACCTATCAAGAATTAACCCAAGAGACCCAAGTAGCAGCCGTGTAGAGTTTACTCTTGCTGAATACAGAGAACTGCTTGGGCTGAAAAGCCTTGACGCTCGAAGGATTGAGCCGCAGATCAAGCACTTTCTTGGCAATACGGTGTCGATTCCAATTGACAAGGAGAAAGGAACATTTGAAAGCTTTGTCTTGTTTACAAGGGCAAAACTGGACTATGTACCAGAAACAAGGTCTTACGTCGTGGCAATCACCTGCAACCCAGACCTTCGCTCCATCTTTTTTGATATTGCTGAAAGCGGATATGTTCGGTATCGACTGCGTTACACTTCACGAATGAAGTCACAGTACAGCATTTTGCTCTATTCAATTCTTCGAGACTGGTTGAATATGGACAACAAGCCGCATGAAATCAGTCTGAAGAAGTTGAGAGAGCAGCTCGGCGCGATGGAAGCCAGCTACGATGTTTATAAGAACCTTCGCAAACGAGTGCTTGACGTTGCGGTAGATGAGATTAATGCCGTGTCTGACATTGTTGTGACCTACGAACCAGTCCTTGTGGCACGAAAGGCTGTGGCAGTCAAGTTTAAGCCCAAAATTAAAGCGTTTGAGAAGCTGATTGAAGCGAAGGCAAGTGAAGTGCTGGCCGAACCTCAAAAAGCCGTGAGGAAGCCCCGCAAAAGCGGATATGAGGATTTCGACTGGTCTGTGTGTGACGAACTGGAAAAGCAGGACTGCATTGACGTGGCGAAGGTGGTTGAGAAGTGGATGAAGAAAGAGCATCCAGAAATCAAGCTGCCGAGACGCAGAGAAGCGGTCTACGACACGGTGAAGGCTGCGTATAAGGACATTTTGTCTTTGGATAGGTCTCCGTTCCCAGACAGGCCTGTTGGGTATCTGATTAGAAGCGTGGATAAGGCAGGTATCGTAGATAGGTATATGCCAGCGTTCTATTCCATTGAAGCCTTGCAAGAGTAGCCAGAATGAGCAGATGATGCAGAAAGGAGAAAGAATGGGATGGATTAGTGTGAAAGATGAGTTGCCAAATTACAGGGAAAATGTAATTGTTTTCACGGAAAAGCATATTGACGTTGGGCATTTGGCAAGAGGAAGATATGGTTCTTTGTGGTGGGAAAGGGATTCTGTTGATGTATGGAAGGACAACGAAGTTCTAAGAGATGTAACCCATTGGATGCCACTTCCTGATGAACCCGAAGAATAAAGAAAGAGTGATAAAATGGCAAAAATTATAGCGGTCGCCAACCAGAAGGGCGGCACAGGAAAGACCACAACAAGCACCTGTCTGGCTGGTGCGTTACAGTCGCTCAGCAAGAAAGTCCTGCTGGTGGACTGCGATGCCCAGTGCAACGCAACGGATACCTACGGTGCACAGACAGAGGACGTGTGTACCCTGTTCGATGTAATGACCCGGCAGGGTACGGTAGAGGAAGGAATCCAGCACTGTGAAGCTGGTGACATTCTGCCGTCAGACAACGCATTGAAGGACATTGACGAGCAGCTTGTCCGGGACATTGGCAAGAACTTCCGGCTGCGTGAAGCGCTGGAATCCGTGTCAGAACGGTACGATTACATTGTTTTGGACACTCCCCCGCAGCTCGGCCTTGCACTTGTAAACGCTCTGATTGCCGCTAACAGCATTATCGTTCCCATTACAGCAGACCGCTATGCGCTTGCCGGATTGAGCCAGCTTTCGCAGACCATTGGCGATGTTCGCAGATATTTCAACCCAACCTTGAAGATTGAAGGTCTGCTTCTAAACCAGTACAAGAGCCGTGAGAACCTTTCCAAAGAGGTCGTGGAGCAGCTCCCTGTGATTGCACAAAGCATGGGAACAAGACTGCTGGACGTGAAGATTAGAGCGGCCATGGGTGTTCGTAAGGCACAGGCAGAGCGGCACAGCCTGTTTAGCGGTGACACGGCAAAGAGTACTAGCGCAGAGGATTTCAAGGCGTTGGCGCAGATGATTGTGGAGGGGAAAGAAAAATGAGCGATTTGTGCCCACATCTTTTGAATGCAACTTGTTCTGATGATACGGAGCAAGTCTACATTATCAATTTTGGTTTTTCATTTAATGACCTTTCCGATAAAGAGAAAGAAATGGCGTTTCATTCTCAGTGGTATCTAGCTGAAAAATATTGCAAAAAGTGGCAGAAAGAACTTGCAAATAATCAATGGGCGAAATCAGAAGATGAAATGCCAGATGAACTAAACCCATACGTTATCGGGTTTAGCAAAGACGAATACGATGTAGAAATTGTAGGCTATGAAGAAGATTTTAAGGAATGGCGGGACAAAAGCGGAAAGCTGCATAATATAACTCACTGGATGCCGTTGCCGACCGTTCCTGACCTTGATGAAGATTGGGAGGAAGAAGAATGAAGTCAACCAGCAAAAAAACATCCGGCTTGTTGGGCGGGTTTGACTTCCAGCCTGTTTTTTCGGAGCAGACATTAAGCCGAAGTGAGCCAAAGGAAGAAGAAGTAAGCCAAACAAAGCCGAATAATGCCGAACAGGAGCAAGTTAAGCCTAGTGATGCCACAGACAGCCATACACAGCCTAATGAAGCACAATTAAGCGATGTTAAGCCGAAGCGAGCCAAAGACAGCGAAATGCAGCCGAACAAAGCT